CCCTTGGCGAAGTCGTCGCTCCGTATCGCCCTCAGCACCGCCTGCCCTTTCTCGTCGATGTAGTACTTGCCGTCGGAGCCGAGCTTCAGCCCCTTGAGGAACGTTATTATGCCGTTGGCGGTGTCGTTGTTCAAGGAAGACAGATATCGGTAGTCGGACATCTTCGCGCTATAGACGTTGGTGTCCGTGGGGGTGGTGCTGTCGCCCTTGGCTATCACATAGACGCTAGAGCCGCTTCCGCCGCTGCCTACGCTCTGCCATGTGCTTCCGTTGTACGTCAGCTCGTCTATCTGGTCTTGCATGTTGGAGAGCTTGGAGTAAGCCACGCTCTCACCAACGTAGAAGACAGGGTTATCGACAGGAATGTCCAATGGGAACTCCCACCCGATTATCCTTGATAGCCTCTCGCCTCCTATCATCGTGGGGAGGATGAGCCTCACTGGCTGACCTAGGCGGTAGAACTCATAGACCTTGTTTCCGTAGGTGATTGCGCTGTCGCCTGCCTCGTCAACTTTCTCGTCGGTTGCCAAGGCGTCCTCAAACATCGTGCAGTCATAGACGTTCGGGTCTATCGTCTTCTTCCGTATCTCGTCTATGGCGGTGTGAAGAAGCTCAGTCTCCGCGTCAAGCACAAGCTTCTCGTCAAGCAATGACACGTCCCAGTTGAGGAACACGAACTTGTCGCCGACTGTCGGGCAAAGGACGGTATCGGGGAGGTCTCTCCCGTAATCGTCGTTGATGACTATCTGAAACTGCTTGTGGTCGGTGGAGCTGTCGTTAAGGTTCACCTCGAACTCCATACCAATGAGATGCCCCTCGCCCGTGCCCTCAGTGCCGTCAACGCTGCCAAAGCGGATGGCGAGGTTCTTGTTCTCGGAAATATCCGATTTTCTTATTGACGTAGGCGAGCCGCTCCACTTGATGTTGTACCTCGTGACTACGGACGTGCTGCCGTCATCGTCGTTCTTTACGGTAACCTCATCGGTGGTAACGTCGGTTATCACGCACTCTGTCTGCGGATAAACGTCATCAATGGTAAGGACGCACTCGTTAACCTCCTTGATGTCCATCTCGGAAGTGTCGCCGTTGAATGCAGGCTTGTCGCTATCCTCGCCGTTCGTGCCGTCGAAATAGCCGCTATTGGTGATTGGAACAAGGTTGCCCTCGCTATCGTACCTGAACGAGTCGATATAATTCTTGCCGTTGTTCCACGACTTGGGGAGCATGAGCCTTGATTGCACCACACCATTGGCAACGATATCCTCGGAATACAAGCCCGTGTAGTAGTACGCAGGCACTTCGCCCTTAGCCAATAAGTCGCCGTCTATGATATAGTAGTAGCCCACGGTCGGCAACGTGCCACTGGCTACGAGGACGTTCTGTCCGTCAGAGTCCGCCGTGGGGTTGTTGACTACTTTCTCGTCGGTATACAATATCTGCTTTGCCGCCTCGTCCGCCTTATCCTGCCCCAAAAGGTCGAAATAGGACTGTACGGCAGCCAAGTCCTTGAAGTACGTTAGTTTGAGGGTTGACCTAAAATAATAGTTCTTTGTGCGGATGGTCGCATAGATGTTGTCCGCGGTATCGGAGGACTCGTCGGATATTCTCAATGCGGCTGTATTGATATTTCCGTTGTCGCCGTCGAATATGAACGTGAACGTCAGCTTGAAGAATGCGTTCTTTGCGCCCGAGGGTATCTGGAACGTCTCCACATTCTTGTATATGGTATAGAGCGTCTCGGTGTCGTAAGCCGGAATAGCCTGCTCATGGTTGGCGAGGACAATGGTGTTCGTAGTCGTGGTGGTGTCGCCGTCGGCGTCCTTCTCTTCGGTGTCGTAGAGGAGATGAAACAACACTTTCACCCTCTTTGACCAACCTTTCGTTCCGTCCTTATAGACCGTTAGCCTATAGGTAGGCAGGGCTATGACCTCGTATTCCCCCGGCTGTATCTCGCCTATCGTCTGGCTCAGCGTAATGACGTTGTTCAGTGGCGTGAAGCTTCCGCTAGTGAAACCTCCCATATTCTTTGATATGGTGACGTACCTAGAACCTCCGTCTATTGCTTCATCGGCTATCATGTCGGTCTTCAATGGTCTGTTCGCATCGTAGAACTGCTTGGAGGTGCTGTCCACATTGGAGACACGGAAGATAAGGTTTTTCCTGTACTTCTTGGTGATGTTCCTGTCAGACCCAAAGACGTAGTACCTGTTGTGATTGTCGTCGGAAGACTGCGTGGAGTTGATTGAGAGGCACTTGCCGCCAAGCTTGAACTCTATAGCCTCGTTGTTCGATAGCTCACACTTGCCGAAATATATCTGGTTGTCCTCAATCCACCACTCGCACTCGAAAGCCTCCGCAAGGTTCGAGAGGGCATCGTAGAGCGAAACGTCGGCGAACGTGAGCGATTGCTTGCCTGCCTTGATTTTGGAGGTATCTATGTTCGCTACGTAATCCGCCTTGTTGTATGTTATCCCCAATGCCTTTAGGTTGGCTGTGAAGATTTGCATGAAGACATCCAAGCCATCGGTCAGCTGCCACGAGCTTTCAGCCGCACCTGTGGATGGCTGGTACTTGAAGATGTACTTCTTGAAGAGGCAGTACCAAGCGTCGAACTGCATCTCGTAGCCGTAGCCGCCCGTGGAGGTGTTGTAGGTTGGCTTGTACGTCTCGTCGAGGAAGACGAACTGCCCGAAGCGCGGGTCCGTCACGTAGCTCCCCACAGGTATGTACATAGGGTCGTTGAGCGAGAATATCAACGTGATGTAGTCGCTCTCCCCCAACTCGTAGTGTCTCTTGCTGCCCTCGTTTATCGAGACGGTCAGCAGGGCTTCCTCCTGTGGGCTGCATATGGTGTATTCCTTATGCATTTGGAATGTCCTCCTCTCCTCTATTCTTTGGGTTCATTTCTGTAAGCTTCAAGGTGAACTTGGCGAGACCTTGGCAGTATTGTGCGAATTGCGAACACTGCTCATAGTGGCAGCGGTAAATATCACTACTGTACGAGGTCTTTATCTCCAACCACCCCTTTTCAAGTTCGGTGCAAAAAGACTGATAGTTAGCCCAAAACTTCTCCTTGGTGCTAGCGTGGAAGTGGAGTTCAAGGCTAATCGTGTGCTCATCCACTTTCGGGTTCGCTTTCACGTGGATAGTGCCGTTGAATAGACGTGATTTGTTTGTCACCACGCCCTTGGAGGGGGGAGGGGTCATAAGCGTTGACAACGCTCCGTCAGAGAGTGACATTCCCCACTCATCGTATGCATCAGTTCCGTTTATCGTCAATTCACCTTTCATATCTTACATTATTGCTATTTTCTTTCTCATTTCTTCTAGTTTCAGTTCCCAACTTTCGTACATCATTTTGTTGTACTTAGTGATGTCCTCTAAGAAGCCGTTTGCGAGTGCCGCCTGCGTGAGTATGTCCGAAAGCGTCTGGTTGCCTGCCGTTGTGAGTGAGATGTGTGTCTGTGATAGCGTCACAATCTGCGCCACCGCTTGGCTTATCATCTCATTTCTCACTTCCGCTGAGTATTGCAATGCCGTCATTCGTCCGCTTATCTCTTCGGCTTGGTCTTGGGTTATATCCGTGGCAGAGTTTCCACTGGCGGACTGGGAAGAGGAAGAGCTGTCCAGTCCTGCTGCTTCAAGCAAGGTGTTTCTCTGCGTCCAAATGTCTTCCGCGATGGAATTGAAGTCATTCGTCAGATATTCCCTATCCGCCTCACTCATCACCCCGTCTTCCATCCTTTTCGCATATTCCTTGTACCACGCCTCGAGCTTGTCTTGCACGCCCTCGCTTGACAGCAAGGCCTGAACGATGGCATCCCGGAAATACCCTTCCATGCTGTTAGCTAAGTCACTGAAGCTTGCATCCAAATCAGCCAAAGTACTTGCCAAGTCATCCTTTAGGCTGTCGAACGTGATAGTGGTAAGCTTTTCGTTGAGCTGGTCCGCCAACTCTACGGCTTGCTCGCCATACGTAATGTACTCATCCATATACTGGGACGCGTCCTTATATCCGTCATCCGCCAGATTCTTTATTTTGGCGTACAATTCGGGGGCGTACTTGGCGACCTTCGCCATCTGCTCGCTTGTAAGGCTGAAGAAGTCTTGGGCGGACTTCACGGAGACACCAGCCACCTGTGATATGCGATTCCAGCTTTGACCATCCCGCATTCCATCATTCACTGTATAGAATGAAGAGTGCTCGCTTGATATAATGCCGCTTTTCGATGCATCCCCGCTCCTATACATCATCTCCTGCGTGTTCTTGGCTGTCTGGTCTAGGTACTCTATCTGCTGCTTGTAGGCACTCACGGCGCCCGTGAACGACGAGTCCTTTATCTCATCGGTCAAGTTTTCGATTGCGTATTGCAGTGCCTGGTTCTGAGCCGTCAGTTTCTCAATGTCGGAAGCAAGGGTCTTGTCGCTGTCGCCAGTTATGCCAAGCGCATTCGAGAAGGAGTCCACGGCACTCACGGCGTTCATGGCCGCACCCACGTAGTTGCCCGAGTAGAAGTCCTTGACGGCGTTTATTCCGCTATTGACACCCTCCGCCGCCGTTGACAGGGAACTGCCGGCGTCCCCCCCTATCATCTGCCCTAGCTGCTGTGCGGACGAGACATTGGCACTTATATTATCAAAGGTTTCCTTGTTCTTTGTGTAGAAATTCTCTTTCTCCTCCCGATTGTCTTTCTTTTCATTCGCCTTTTTCGCCTTGTCCGTCGCGGTGGCTAGCTTATCCTGCGCACTCGTAACCTTTTTGGAAGAAAGGGCAAGCCTATCAAAAGCCGATTGCAACGCTTTCACCTGAACGCTCCCTGCGCCAAACTTAGAGGAAGCCTTGGATATTGCACTCTGTGCATCGGAGACTTCGGCCTTGCCCATCCCCTTGCCTGTGCTCACCCCATATTTCTCCATAAGACTCTCCACGCTGAGTTGGGCACTGTCCTTTTCGAGTTCCGCTCTTTGGAGCTGAGCCCGTGCCTCCACCTGCCGCTCCATGGCCTCGGCAATCTCCATCTCAATCTTCTTGCGCTCCTTGCCGTATTCGGTAACCCAACTGCCAAATATGCTCTGGTTCGTCTGAGCGTCAACGAGAGCGTCGTTTATCCTGTCAATCTGCTCTACGATGGCTTGATAGTCCTTGACGGAGAGGTCTCCGTTATCGAGTTTCGCTTTTAAGTCCGCCTTTGTGTTCTTCAGTTGGCTTACGGACTTCGTGCCGACATCGCCGAACAGCTGCTCCCAGTCGGTGTTGTTCTTCACTTGCTCGTTGTCGAAGTCTCTTACGGCTTGGGCTCTCTGCTGCACGAACGTCAGTCTCTCGCCCTCATTCTGCGCACCTGCTATCTTCTCGTTCCACCCATCAATGAGAGCATCACGCTTCTGCTTGATAGTACCGAACTCCTTTAAGTACTCTCGCATGGACTCAAGCTCGGACTTGCGAGCATCCTCGACAGACTTATTGTACTTTATCTCGGCACTCTGCCTTTGAGCGTCAAATCCACGCTTTTGGGTGTCAGAGTTGGTTGTATTTTTGTATTCTGCGCTATCCTCGAAGATTTTGCCCTTGTTCTTAGGATTAGCCTCGTAGAGCTTCTTAGCCTCGTTTTGGGCTTGTTTCAAGGCGTCTGCTTCCTGTTGGTCTATCTGGTCTCTCTCCTTTTTGTAGTTGAGCTCGAGTTGCCGTAATTTCTTGGCGTTGCCCTCGTTCATGCCGTCAATGGCGGCTTGCTCAACGGAATAATACGTGTTCCTTGCGTCTTTCTCATCCTGCTCCTTTGAGTTTATCTCCGTTTCCTTTAGAATTTTGTTGTACTTCTGCTGTTCGGTTGCCGCTTTCTTCGCTTCTTGGGCTGCTTTCTTAGCTGCCGCCTTTGCTTTCTCCTCCCTCTCTTTCTTGGTACTTTCCTCTTGCGCCTTGTTCTTGGTGTAAGTTTCTTCTGTTAAAGCCGCTCCCGCGGTACTTTCCCTAGCCTTTTGGTTTATTTCCTTTGCCGTGAATTTATGTCCGCTTACAGTATAACCATCTAGATTCTTGCCATTAACGGTTTTTGCAACAGAAGTCCAGAAAGCCGCCCTATTCTTGCCCTTTTGCACATCTTTCTGTGTCGGTCCACCTTTCTTATTCAGACCCAGTTGCTCTTTCATCCATGCAGGAACTTGCGTATTATCCAACGACAGGCTTATCTGCCAGTCGAGATGATTATTGTTGTACTGCTTCAAGACATTCTGGCAGGCGTTCTTTAAATCGTCCATTTCGAGATTGGCGAGGTATGATTGCGTAGCCAAACGTTTATTCTCACCAACTAAACCACTGGTTGTCTCCACGAGTCCACTTGTAGCTTCCTTGGCGTTGTTCAATGCATCAACCCTATCTCGGTAGGTATTGTTGCCACGTATCATGTTGCCGACCTGCGTATTGGCTACATCGTTGACACTCTCTATGGCTTCTTTCGTCTGCTCTTGCGCTATCCTGTGACGCTCTTCTGCGTGTGTGACACCTTGCAGTTCAAGCTCCCTCTCCTTGTCGGCTATGATGGCATTCCTTATCGCAACGGTAGATTGCTCGACCATTTCGATATATTGTTGGGTTGCGGCTCTGCCTTCACTTGTTCCGCCTAATCCCTGCTCGTTAAGAGCGTGCATCTTGTTATAGGCTTCCGTCAGAGCGTCCATATTGCCTACTATCCCTTGCGTAAAAATGGAGGCGAACGTACCTTTCATACTTTCGCTAACACCCGTCAAGCCCTCTTTCATCGCCTCTTGGGCTTCGTCAATGGTCTTGCTGTAGTCCTGCTCGGCTTCCGCCACTCCGTTGGCGTAAATCCTTGCCGCTCCCTCTTCCTGTATCAGAGCTATCAACTCCTTTCGCTTTTCGTTGATTTGGTCTAGCTGATTACCCTCCTTGTCTATCTGAATTCCGTATTGCTGGCAGATACCTGTCAACTCTTCCATCGAATCCTTATAGACCTTGCTTGTCGAAGATGAGTTGTTTAATACCTCGTAAAGAGTTGTTACCTTGGAAATGGTCTTGTCTGCCGCTTCGCCGAACCTGTCACTACTCTCTGATGCTTCGTTCTCATTCAGTCCTAACAAGTCCTTGACGAGAGGCAGCAAACTTATAAGCGTCATTGCGCCTGTTATTATAGCCCCGAATGGGTTTGTTGCGAACGCTAGCTTTAATGCGTTGAAAGCGTTCTTTGTGGATGTTATCGCCCCTGTAAGAACAGCTTGTACGCCTGCGAAAGCCTTAGACGCCAAAGCACTCGCTTTCGTGGCGAGAGTATTGGTTTCTACCGCTATGGTATTCCCTGCGGTCGCTCCTGTGTTAGCGGTTTTCGCCGTAGTCGCTTGCACCTCGCTCGCCGCCTGCTGTCTTTGCGATGCGGTATTGAGGTTTGTCTGGGCGGTATTCAGTTCGCTCTCTGCTGTGTTGAGTTCCTCTGCTGCGGTATTCAGCTTTTTCTCTGCCGTGTTAGCTTCTTCCGATGCCGTCTCCAAGTCCTTTGCCGCTGCTAACTGCTCAGCTTTTGCGGTAGCTACATCGTCAGCAGCCGATTGAACATCATCATTACTTGCCTCGCCTGCTTCTACTGCCGCCTTGACCGATTCAAGGTAATCTTGTTCCTTTTTTAATTTTTCATCAGCAAAACCTAACGCATCCTGTGCGTCAGCGAGGTTGATTTGAGCCGCGATGTTCTCTTGGTCTGCCAAATCCAATGCAGCTGCCTTTTGGCTATAATTCTCTTGAGCGGAGGTCAATTCCTGTTGGGCTATATCGACCCTTTTCTGAAACTCTTCATCAAGACCTGCATTGATTGCCGCCTGCTCGGATAGTTTCGATTGAGCATCGGCAACTAAAGGATTGGTAGTATCGTTAGATGAAGTACCTCCATCGGCATCCATAGCCAACAGCTCTCTCTTTCTCTGTATTTCTGCTTCTAATGCCGCTGTCTTGGCTTCTATCTCTACAACTTCCTTGCGTGCGGCAATGGTCGATTTGTCCGTCTCACCTGCATTAAGCGAGTTTAAAGCATTAGCTTTCTCAACGGCGGCGTTGTGCATGGCCTCTGCTGCCGTCTGCTCGTTCGTGGCTGCCGCTTCTGCTTGCTTGGCTGCTATATTACTTGCATCGGTAGCCGTATTGAGGTTACGTGATGCTGTATTGTAATTGGCGGTTGCCGTATCTTGCGCTTCGTTGGCGGCATTCTTCCTCAGCTGCGCTTGGTAGAGGTTGGCTTCCGCCTGCCCTATCTTGCCCTTGTCGCCTGTCCTCTTGGCAATATTCAGTTCGCCCTCTTTCGCATAGACATCGGCGTCGGCTCGCATGGCTTCTTGGTCTGCGAGGGCTTTCTGTTGCAAGGCTACCTCGTACTCCTGCTTGGCTGTTGCAAGGGTACCTTGCGCTATCGCCTGCTTCTCCTTAGCCAACGCCAACTGGCTTTGTGCAGCGTTATGCTCCGTTGCCGCTATGTTGAGTTTGGCTTGCTTCTCTACGGCTTCTTCTTGTTTTATTGATTGGAGAAGAGCCTGCCTCTCGGCTAATTTGTCTTGCAAGCCGCTTTTCTCTTGCGAGGGCTGATTATTATTCCCAGTAGATGAGCCTTTCGTGGACTGTTGGGCGATAACACCATTCAATCTCTCTCTTGCAGCTATTTCCTTGTTGACTTCGGTTATCTCAGCTTCAAGACCTGCGATGGCGGAATTATTCTTCAACTTCTCTATGGCTTGCGTGGCTATCAACGAGGCTTTATATGTACCAAAAGCAGTTGCCGCTACCAAAAGAACTCTTCCGACCCTTTCATAGTTCTCTACCAATGAGCTAACCCAACTCAAACCAGTATTGATTAAACCTTCTTGGGACTTACCGATGTCGTTGAACATGACATCCAACGCATCTTCTATATTGCTTATCTGTCCTGTGATGGATTTGGATTGCTCTTGCATCAAGCCTCCGAACTGACTTCCTGAGCTTGCAAGGCTCATTATGGCAGCCTTGAAAGTTTGCGCGTCAACCTTTCCTGCGGTTACCGCTTCTCCAACGGCGTTCTTGGCAATACCCATCTGCTTTGCCAACGCATCGGCGATTGGCACACCTCGACCTTGGAACTGACGTAAGTCTTGTGTAAACATTCGCCCTTGCGTCATTGTAGTTCCATAAAGATATATAAGGTCATTAAGAGGTACTGACAGACCTGCGGCAATATCCCCAATCTTCGTTATGGTCTCATTTACCTCGTCTGCGGCTATTCCGTATGCCAATAACTGCTTTGCGCCTTGCGCCACGCCTTTCAAGTCAAAAGGAGTGATAGCCGCCGTTTGGACTAGCTGTTGCATCAAAGCGTTACCCTTTTCGGCACTGCCAAGCATGGTGTTAAAGGCTATCTCTAGCTGTTGGAACTGACCTCTCGTTTGCATTATCCTGTTTCCAAGACCCAATGCCGAAAGGCTTATGCCGAACTTTGCAGCGGCACTCGACAGCCTGCCAAACAAAGCGTCGATAGCTGCGCTTTGGTCGCTAGCTATCTTAGCCGTGTTCGTTATCTGATTCTGAACCTCCGATATTTTCTGGTTGAAGTCAGTATTGTCGCCTCGTATGTCAAACGTTAATCCAGCCATAGTTCATTTTGTTGCAAAGTTACTAAAACTATTTGAAAATCAAATATACTTTTAGTTAATTTTTGTTTTTGCTTTCCGCCTATGGTAGTTTTTTGTAAAGGTTTTCCCTAATCCTAAATTTTGCGGATTGTTCTGTTTGTCGGATTTTTCTTTTTATAGTGTAAATATTGTATATTAATTGAATTTTCCGAGGATTTCTTTAACCCTTTCAGCGTTCTTTGGGTCGGAGGCGTTGATAACTTCCCTATCATCGGGAATATGTAATTTCTTGCGTTCGTCCTCTGACAGATAGACTGTTTGTATTGCGTCTGCGAGTAAAAGGCGTAGGTTCATGTATGAAATGCCCCACACCACATAATCGAAAGTCCATCCATATTTCTCGCAAGCCTTGTCTATGAGCGTGCCATACATAGACTTCCCATTAAAAGAGAGTGAGGAAGAGGTTTTTACTTTGATTGCCTTATTCATGAACTCTCTTTCTCTGTCTATGCCTAATTCGTGGATGTATATGTTGAACTTGTCTGCTGTCAGCGTCTGAAGGAATAGTGTTGTAAGGTCGCCGTTATCAAGAGTAGATAACAAGGCTTTCCTTTCTTCTACTAATGCGGTGTTGAATACTTGTTCTTTTGTTTGTAAGGTGTGATAGGCAAGTATTGTCAGCACATCGTCTTTATTTTGGGCTACGACCCTTATCATTTCGAGTTCGGGCTGTATCTTGATGTTTTCTTGTTTGATGTCTAACTTCGACAGGAAACGTGATATAAGGAGTGACTTACCGAGAGTTAGCGGGTAGAGACATAAGCGTTCGTCGCCTACCTTAAATCCGATAGGTCTGTCTATAAGAACATCTATTATCTCCGTGTTTATGTCCATAATGAAACGGTGAAGCACCGACGAGGATTGATAGTCCTCTTGGTGCTTCATTGTGTTATCCTAAACTAATACCTATGACCCTGTGTTAGTATAAGTAACCTGTGTGCCATCCCCTTCTGGTATCATTGCGTCCGCTGTGTACTTCAGCGTGATACCGTCGGCGGACGTGTAAGCGTCCTCCACCGAGAGGATGCACCTCGGAATGGTGATGCCTACCGCGTCACTTGCTTCGGGCGTGAGTTCGAGCTTCCACTCGCCAGAGATAACGCCATCGATGTCATCGAACGGCTTTTTCTCTCCTTTGGCGAGACGGATGGTGAACTCAAGCGCGTAGGTGTTGCGCTTGTACTTCACGGCTTCGATACCGCCGCCCTCGACCTTTGCCTCGGTCTTGTCGCCTTTGGATGTCGTCAGCTGCGTGCTGTCCTCGACAGGTGTCTTGAGTGTGACTGCCGTTGCCGTGTCATCACCGAGCTTCGTTATCTTTATTGTGGGTTTACCCCATGATAGAACTGCCATAATTATTCGTTGTTTTGTGAATAAATGAGTTTATTTGATATTATATGCTCTTCGGTGTCGCTTTCAAGTATCCTCTGCTCTTGCAGTTCCCACCTGTAGTCTCCGCCGTTGTGCATATCCAAGAGATTTGCCGATATTTCCGCAAGCTCCCTCAAACGCGACGTGTTCTCCTCCTTTTGAATAATCTTTCCGTTGGATAGTCCGTCATCGTAGGTAACATTGTCGTCCTGTACATAGATGTTGACGTAAACAGTGCTTTCCTGTATCTGACCGTTGAGGTTGGCGACCACTTTTATCACGATGTCCTCTTTCCGTGAATTTGCAGGTCTTATCCTCTTCGTCAGCTTACCGTTCACAGCATTCTCAAGCTCCGAGCCTTTGATATACTTGTAAACATCATCCTTTATCTCTATGTCTGATTTCATAGTCCCAACTGTTTGAGTATCTTTTGCAAGTTTTGTCTCGCGTACAGCTCTGGTGTGGCGAGGACATCCTTTCCGTCTATGGCTTCCACTACGTCGGCGTAATTCATTCCTGCCACGACCACGAGGACTATTCCTCTCTTTTTCGAGGCTACCGAGTAAGCGAGGCTTCTGCCTTCAATAGAACCTTTCGTCCCGCTTATCACTGGCGCGAATGTGGACTCCTTTCTTATCACTCCGTCTTGTGCTATCACATAGCCCACGGAGCTTCGTAGGTTTCCCGTGTGGTCTCGCCAGCTCTGTTCGGGTGTCCTGTTCCTCGCTATGGTTACTACTTGCTCACCGAGATACGCCATCGCGTTCACCACCTTTTGCAGGTATTCGCGCTGCGCCTTTTCCAATTCGGCTTTTACGGCGCTCATCGGTGTCGTGAGCCTTATCCCACCCATACCTTCGTCTGGTGTTGGTACGGCATGTAACCTTTCACCTCGAACTCATAGGTTTTGCCATGCCTTTCGAGCCTTACCTTTTCTCCAATCTGAAACTCCCTTACATTGGGTTTAAGGTAGCAAGTGAATGAGTATTTTCTCACTTTTCCGTCCTCAAACGTTCTCTCGTCGGCTTTACCTGCGGGAACGGCATCACATTCGAGCGGTCTGGGATTAATCGTTTGCTCGCCTTTGTGATAGTCGCCGTTATCATCCTCATATCCCTCCGACAAGTCGTAGTAATAAAGACGATGAGACTTGAATTTCAATACTGCCATCCTACCTCCCTATATGTACGGTAGGCTCGCCGAGAGTTATCTCATCCTCGCCTATCGCACTGTAAAGTGAGTTAATGTACGCTAACAACCGCTTGTCCTTGTTAGACAGTAGAGTTATGCTCTTGTCCGCCTCGGAGAAGCTAACGCCTTGTATCAGCACGTCTTGAAGGCAATCCGCCAAAGCCCCCTTGTATGCGTTGCCCGTGATGACATCGCTCGTGACTTCATCATCACCGCTTAGTCCACGCGCAAGCAACTTGTTCTCTATCTTGCCTTGCGGCAACGGATAGTTTACATCGTCAATGAGGGCTTCGAGGATTGTCTTCATACACTCACATTTTTATGCGCCTGCCTGTGTTACGGTGACAACTGCCTGACGCTCGCCTTGCTTGATGGTCACAAAACCAGTCCTTGCCGTGCCAGTATTAGCTGTTACGGTGACGGTCACCACCTTGCCGTTTACGGAAGTGGTCGCCCAGTCAGCACTCGACGTTACCGTGAAGTTGCCCTTCGAGGTCACTCCGATGGTCTTGCCTGTGCTGTCGGCAGCATTCGTGAACGACAGCGTGTTAGGACTTACCGAAGGAAACTTCGCATTCAGCTTGGCCTCATCGTCATCATTCAATGCGTTGATTGCATCTATCACCTCCGCGTCCGTAGCGGTCACTTTCAGTTCTGCGCCGAGCTTGTTCAACTCGTCAATCATACCTGCCTTGCCGTAGGTCTGACCCCACACGGTGATGTTCACGTCATCAGTGTCCATTGCTTCGGCAGTGGTGTCAACCTCCTGCGCCTCCGATGCATCGAGAGTATAAATTTGGTCGATATTTTCAATGACTGGAAGAACGAGGGCTTGAACGCTTGTGCATTCTCTGAGAGGATTGGTCTCCGAGAACTTGGCGACGAGCTTGAAATCGTCGAGCGTCTGATACTCCACACCGGGAACAGGGTTCGTCTTTTCCGCGAGAGTACCCCATACCAAACGACCTACGTTGTCGCCGTCGGTTAAGAACACCAATTTGTCTGCGTTCCACGGCTTGTACGCCTTTCTCACGCCGTTCCTCTCCGAGATGACGGAGCGGTCAACCTTGATGATTGACACCCCATTGAAGTTGTCGGAGAATGCAGCGTCGAAGATACTTGCCGTAGGCACAGGCAGAGCCTTGATGTCGGTATAGGTGATGCCGCGATAGTTCGCCACAAGCTGCTTCGCCCAGTCAGACTGGCGTATCTTGTTGTAGCGGGACAACGCCATCATGATAACCGAGATGCTGTTGTTGTCAGCGTCCGCCTTGTCAAGAACCTTTTGGATGTCCTTTTCAGACACGAAATCTTTCGTCTCGACACCAAAGCAGTTCTCTGGCAGGTAGTTGAACTTCACACGCAGTGCCGTGCCAACGTTGTCCGCGTCCTCTACGAGGATGTAGCCATTGGAAAGACCGCAAAGGAAGTTCGCCTCGTTCTTCTCATCTATCGACACCGAACCAGCCACCGCGTCGGCGGTCAATTTTTGTGCGATGACGGCGTAGTTCCCACCCTGCGCTTTCATTACGTTCAACGAGTTGATGTCGCTCTCGGTCAAAACTTTCATCATTCCTATCTTCGGAAGGCGACCATTGGCGTGAGCGATAGCGTCTCTCTTCTTGATGGGCAGAGGACTGTCCATAGACACCATGTCCGCAGTAACATAGGTGGTGTCGATTGATGCGCTCTCCCACTTCTGGTCTGCCGAGTACTCCTTGCGCAACATCGTCTTGTGCAGGTACGTCAGCGGCTTGTTCCTCTTTCCGTTGATTTTCTCGACAAGCGAGGACAGCTTCGGGAACAGACTCCTTATAAACTCAATAAATAGTGATTCTCTCATAATTACCTCCTTTCTTAGTCATGCAGGAACACCAAGGTAGGCAAAGCTTCCTTCAATGTTCCCTTAATGTCATCAACTGGATACGGACTTGCCATATCGTTAACCTCACCTGCGTACATGATGCCTGCCAAAGGCTCATCCTTTAGCACGCTTCTTACCAATACGCCGCAATACTCATAGCCTTCGGGCAGAGTTCCATAGCCATCTGCATCTGCGTTCAGAGGCATGGGCTTGTACAGCGTATCGTCGGAAGTGGAATGGATGATGATGTGACCTGCCTTGATGGTGTTCTCCGTCCAGCCTGTCACGTCAAGGGTACGCCCGCCTTGAATACCTGCGTCATACTTGCGAATGACTACGGAGTCAAGACCAAAATGCACCTGCTCGATGCTCTTTCCTAAATCTGCGATTGCTCCCATAAATGTTAAAATTAAAAGTTAATGATTCCTTTATCAGAACATTGCCGCAATGTCTTCAAGCTGCTTGTCGGTGATTTCCCGTACCTCTTGCTTCTTCTCGCTACCTCCTGGAGGCGTGATGTCAAGACCTTTCTCTACCTGCTCTTTCTTGAAAGCGTCGAGATTGTTCTTCGTTTCTTCGTAGTAAGCGTTGAAATCGTCATCGTCCTTGAATGAGAGGCGAGAGAACGTGGATAGGGCGGAAGTGCCAAACGCCCCTGCGTCTTTCAGCAACTCTTGCATCTTCTTCGTCCTACCCTGCGCAGTCTTCTCTGCCTTGAAAGTTCCGAGGTCTGATTTCAGAGTGCCGACAGTCTCGTCAAGAGCTGACAGCTTTTCCATAAAGGCTTTCGCCCATGCTGGCTGTTCGTCTTTCGGCTTTTCATCGGGCTTCTGCTCATCTTTGGGCTTCTCGTCTTTCTTCTCTCCGGACTCTGGTGCAGGTTTCTTCTCTTCTTCCTTTTCCTTTTCCTCTTCTTCGGAAATACGCTTTTCGTTGATGATGCGGTTAGCCTGTGACTGACCGAACTTGAGCAAAGGCATATACTCGTCCACCTTGTCGTTGATGGATGACTGTATGTCTTCCTCCGAGGCATCGTCTTCGTAGCTCAGATTGTCGGCAATAATTGCGGCGGCACTCTGCAACTCCTTCTTGTTGAACCCATATGCGCTCACCTTTGGTTTCAACGCTTTCAAAATTTGTTGTTTTAAGTTCATAAACCTTTGAATTAAACCAATAATAAATTTGCTGTGTTGAGAATACCCCACACAGCAAACCATGAGTTCCAAAGGAAACGGTCTTTTCGACATCTGCGTGGTGTATGCCTTCATACACTTTCGTTTGCAAAGATAATAAAAATATATTTGAAATCAAAATAATCTCACAAAAAAAAACGAGGTGACAACCGAAATTGCCACCTCGCAAAACATAGAATTGAAATGTACCTATATGAGGTTATATCTATCTTTTATTACTCTCTTAGCGTTACTTAGGACTTCTTGTACGTCAATTCCTAACTGTTGGTAGTAGTTTGTGTGTCCGTTCAAGCAATCACTCGCTATTTCTATCGTTCTCATGTCGGACTTCCCGAAGCCCATTCTGAACGTTCTGAATATGGAGTATGCCTTGCCGTACTCGCCTCTTCTGAATAGGCATATCGCCGTGCTTGTCTTTGTCATAGCTTTCCAATACCCCCACTTTCTTTCCTGCCTTAACCCACTTAGGCAGATATTCATCTACACAACCATAAGGAAATCCCGCTATATATTCTCCTTTTGCTGTCTTGCGTAGGGGCGAGGTTTAAGATGCGTATTGCGTCTTCTGCGTCTTTTCCGTATATCAGATAGAACTGACCGCACCGAACCAATATCATATGTTCGGGATGCATACTCTTTGCTTCTTTGTAATCCATATTTTTCTATGTTTGTTAGACAAATTGTTCCGCGAGTTCGTAATCGAGATTAGGTTTCATCATCGGCTCTCCACAATACTCACAGTAGTATTGAAGAAAGACCCTGTTCAATTCCTTAACCTTATTGTAGGCTTCTGTGTCGCGCTTTTCGTCGCTTCCGTTTAGGTAGTTAGACACCCCCTCGTTTAGCTCGTCAGCGGTGCTTAAAAAGGCTTTTGCCACTTCTTGTACTTTTTCTCGTGTAATCATTTTTATATGTTTAGTATATTATATTAGCTTTTTGTAATTCAATAACTTTTAAAATAAAATCTGCGTCCATAATTTTTGTTTTTAAATGAATGCCTCTGCAAGTTCATAATCAGCAATATCTAATTCTCCGATAGGTTCTATTGGCAATCCCCAATAATCAAAGTAGCAAAGCATAAATTTCTGTTTTTGCTCCATAACCTTTTGGTGCGATTGCTTATCAGATTTTTTCTTACTGCCATGTTGGTAATTAAACCAACTTTCATATAACTCATTATAGAGCTGTATAAACGTCTTGGCAGCCTTTTGGAGTTTGTTATAAGTGGTCATCTCGTTATCTCCTTTAATGTGTTAGTATATCAAGTTGGCAACTTTGAAACATCTCCAACCTTGCTTTTCCGTATCGTAGTAGGTTGTGAGTGTGTCGTTAGCCTTTCTCGCGTCACCTTTGAACGCGGGGAAGTAGCTCTCGACCAGTGTTCCATAGGCTTCCCTTACCAAGCCGTCAACCTTCTGGAAGTGGAACTTGACGATACCATTGTGCATCCGAGCCTTGAGCTTGATATTTGCCCAAGCCTTCTTCAAAGCCTCCGACATTGTGAAGCCGTTACGTTTAACCATCTGCCAAGCGAGTTTCATTATTTTTGAAAGCTCCGATTTGAAATTTGTAGTCATTGTCTCCTATTTTTTT